ACATACCAGCGTGGAATTGATCGCATTTACAGGCCATATATTAAAATCCCATTCATCGGTATTCTTCCCAGCGAAAAGCAAAACTAGCGGTGACATTATTTGAGTCAGCCCATGCGTCTAAGCTAAGCGTTGTTGAATTAGCGCCGTCAATATCCAACCCGAACGGCAGGCGACCAGATCCCGCTCTGCTGAAAACAGATATCTGATTGTTTTTATTTCCAGAAGCCGCAATAGTTGTGCCGACATTAACACCGCCGGAAAATCCGGTTATGGTGCTATTGCCCTCCATAAAGCTATTGGCATCAACAGCTCCCCAAGTTCCGCCCGTGACTGTGGAATTATACATCACCCGGGTGAAGACCGTCCCGCCTACTGGCAAGACTTCATAATCAATCGGAGTGAATCGACCGCGATTTTCTATGCTATTAAAAGTCGCGGCGTGTCGTGCGGCGAAAATCAAGGCAACATTACCAATTCCGTTTCCGATGGCCGCCGCTTCTATCTCGATTGAAAACGGATAAGCCAATGTAAGTTCTTGAGCGCCTTCGCTTTCAACTTCCGTGCAAATTTGCTTTAAAGTAGCGCTCCCAGCTGCTGCGCCGCTGTTTGTGATTTCATAGCGGCATGGCAGATTCGCCGTTGTCATGTAAGTTGTTGTGCGGCTGTTCGAATTGTCAAACCCATGAACGACATATGTCGTGCCGTTCATATTTAAGCAGAACCGAACACGTCCAACGCCGAGCCATTCTAAATCAATCATGAAAATGTTAGATTTCGTCGGGTCAATTGTATAACCAGACGCACCGTTTCCGTCCATTGCATCGACATTCCAGTTCGCCTGATAGACTTTCTCGTCAACCACGCTACCGGTCACCTTGCTGCGCTGCATGACAAAAAGGCCGTCTCCGTCCTGGCCGAAGAATAGACCGTTGCTGTCGTCGCCATAGCCGATCTTTTTGTTTGTGTTGGTTTGGCCAGCGCCCAAAACGCCAGTCATTTTAATCAACTGCGATTTTCCAGACTGATATCTGAAATATTCCCTTGTTTGGCGAATAACGCTGTCGCCGTCGGCGCTGGTCACGTCTAAATCAACCGCGCTTTCGTTGGGTAAATGTGTTGACGATCCAGATCCAGCGGTTTTTTCTAACCAAAGAAACGGCTGTTTGTCATATTGAAGTTGACTATCAAAAATCGTATATGGATTGCTGACCCGTAGCCTTCCGAAAGCGTCAACGCTCGAACTGTCGGCCAGACTGATAGGTGTGGCGGCTAAATCGGTCGGATGAATAGCGGAGGGAAGTGTCGATCCTGTAATAAATTTCCCGCTCATCAACCGCGAACTCCGTTTATTGTGTTGTCACCCTTGGCATAAATACGTTGTTTTCCGGCGATTATATTTGATGCCAAAAAGTCCCAGTTTTCCGGCCACGTTCTAACCGCGTTTCCCGTCTCGCTGATATCTGGCGGCGTCCCGCTTTCACTGAAATAGACAAAAACCGGGCTTGATTTTTCGCAGTCAAACGCAGCAAAGCCTTTGCCGTTTAAAATCTCTGTCCAAGAGGTCGCGCTTAGATTTTCGGTAAAGCTTATCATTTAAAGCCTTCGAACCGTATAGGCAGAAACAAGACTGGCCGCGCCCGAAACCCCCATTAAGTCAGAGGGTGAACAACCGTCACCCCTGCCGCTATATAAAGCCGCCGCAAGCTGCTTTATAGCCCGCCTTAAAACTTTTGGAACATCGGCGGCCGTCGCGCCAAATCCAGCAACGTAAACGATCTCAATCGCATTATTTGCACGCGATGCTGTAGGCCAAGCTGACCCGCTTTTCAAAGTTAAACGTCCTGGACGTTGGGCGGTATCAACATCAAAAACATCGGCCACGATAACAGCAGTGCTCTCGCTCTTCTCCGCGTATGTCGTCACGCTGGTGATTGATGTCAGAGGATATCGCGGAAGATGAACGGAATCGAAACCGTTTGATTTTGTCAACTCAGAAACAGCGCCTTGTCGAACGCCACTCCGCCATTGACCGCCGGATGATTGGGGCCATCGGTCTAGGCTCATTGTCCAAGTTTGATTGATTAAACTAAGGCCGGTCATTTCTTCAATGAACTGGCGCGCCTCTGCAATGAAATCGTTGGCCTCTTCATCCGGTAGGCCCGTTTCGCTTTCACGAAGAAAAGTCCGCAGCTCAGTTGCCGTGACCGGCTCAGCCGCAGGGGCTGTCGTCAAGACATTGCCGCGAAATTGCGTCCAGCTTGGAGTTTGGCGCAAGCTCATAATTTAATTCTCTTTTTGCGCTTGGTTTCTTTCGGCGGTGTTATTTTAGTTTCTGGCGCATCAAGCATCATGCGTGCAGCCCGGTCTGATAGTGCAAACTCAGCCGCTTTTCCCGTTACGATTGACCCGAACGGGAAAAAGACAACCGTGTGTCCTTCTGGCGCGCATTTATACCCGTCTAGATTGGTGATTTTGGCTTTTGGCATTTTTCAATCCCTGAAAGAAAGGGACAGCCAAGACTGCCCCGCTCTCATTATGTACGTGCAACGGATGTGCCAATAAATGTAGTCGCCGCCTTGCTTGGTTTGCCAAGCAGAGCGATGATTGAAATATCCGCATCAGATCCGGTCGTTCCGGTAACTGAGATTCCGACATAACGGTTTTCACCTATGTAACCCATGCCACCCGCGTTCGTGTTGTCAGCGGTATCACTTGTGACTGTGACAGTGTTGGCTGCGCCGATTGTGTCGGTTGTGGCAACAGTGCCAGCCGCCGCCGCTGTTGTGTCGGCAGATTCCTGGAGCGTAACAGTAAAGCCGCTTGCTGTGCCCGCATCTGTCACGGTGTTTGCCACGACGGCGATTGTGCAAGCGCCAAAACCGCGCAAGTCAACATAAGCAGAAGTCGCGGGTGTTGTTCCCGAAACTGTAACATTGCCAAGGTGAACCGCTTGGCAGTTGGAAAGATTATCTCTCATATTTGTAAACCCCTTAACTGAGAATTGAGCCGATCAGGTGTCAACCGACTAACTTTCTATAACACGGTCAATAGAAATAAAAAAGGGCGAGGTTTCCCCCGCCCTTTCATTCAGTCAAAACCTAAAAAGGATTATGCTGAAAAGTCGAGAATCTTTAAAGCTTCACCATTAATAAGGCCGCCTCCGACGCGGCGGACGCCGTACAACCCAACGTAAGGCTTGTTTGTCAGGTTATCGCGTATAATGCGGGTTCCTTGGCGCTCAACTATCTGATAAGCTGCCCGCATATCACCAACGGCAATAGACAGAGATCCGGTTGCAATTGAAGCCATGTCCTCAAAAGGTGCGCTCACCGGATAGCCAAACAACGATGCAGGCTGACCGCTAGCAATACCAGGCGACCAGATATAAGCGCCATTGCTGTCTTTTTCTTTTCGAACCGCCGCCATCGTCGAACGGTTCATGAACCAAGTTGCGTTGGCACGGTATGGACCTTTCAGTGAGTAAAGCGCTGTCAGTAGCGAATCGCCGCCGTCTGGTGCAGCCGCAAAATCGCCATTCACGCCGGTTTTGACCTGCTCAACTTCTTCGCGAATTGAAGTGCCATTTGTATAGGTCGCAAAACCGCGTGGCTTGCTAACGCCGTCACCAGTGACAAAGGTTGTCGCTTCAGCACGCCCCATCTGGGCAGACATTTTGTCTGACAACCATGATTCCATGTCCCACAAGCTGTCATCAAGAAGCTTTTGCGTGATTTGTGGGAATGAATAGATTTCATGGACCGGAATTCGCCACGTTCCGATTTGAGGCGTTGCCGTCGCGGTGCGTGCGCCTGTTTCAGCCACCCAGCCAGAAGTGTTTTCGTCATCATCATAGATGCCTTCAAGTGCATCAGTGCCGATAACTTGGATTGAAGCATATGCGCGCATTGGCGACGTGTCGAAAATCTTCTTTGACATAGCGCCGGAAATGTCTGGGTGTACCGTATAACCGCCGTCTCCGTCCTGGCCTACAGAAAGGGCCTTACGCTCGTCTGAGCTTAGGCTAAAATCATCTTTGCGAACAAAACGCTCAAAAGCAGATTTGTATTCACCAAGCTCGGCTGCGGTATATGTTTCGCGATAGCCATTGATGGAAGCCCATTTTTGAGCCTTTTCATCAAGATCAATTTGATTGCCGTTCGCGTCGGTGACAATACGGCTGGCGCGTTTATGAGCAAGAACGGCCTCGTCCGCCACGTCTTGCGCTTTCTGGAGATCGGCTTCAATGCGCTTTAGCTTTTCCTCAATCAAAGGGTCGGCTACTGTCTTCTTTTCAATTTCTGCCAGTCTTGCGTCGTTTGTGCTTTTGAATTCCTCAAAAGCGCGATTGACCTGTTCGATAGCGTCAACCGCCTGGTTCATTTCTTCAGCCATTTCTAAAAGTATCCTGTAATAAATTGAGTTTTGTCAGCACGGCGCTCAAGGCGTCGGCCTGTTTTTGCTCATCATCTACAACAGCATCCCGCTGGCAGTCGATAGCTTTGAAACCGTGCAACGTTAGTGCAGCGGCTTGCTTTCGCGAGTATCCTGCATCCCGCAGGAACACCTCGAATTCTCTTTCAGTTTTAATCGTTTTCACGTCTGTCACCATCGCCTCCGGCAACATCGGGAAGGTCACTAGGCTAATCTCGAAAAGATCGACTTCTAAAAGTTTACGGACTCGACCGTCCGCCTCTTCCGTCGCCTCAACTGTTCGATATCCGATTGACATGCTATCTAAAGCGCCCGCTTTCAGCAGCGCCTGGGCTTCTGCGCCCTTTTGGACTTCTTTTAAAACTCGGCCCCTGACTTTCAAGCCACGTTCATCTTCTTTAATCTCATCCCAAACGCCAATAGGCTGCGATTGATCGTGCTGCCATAGCATTTTTACCTTTCGGCCCCCTGAT